CTGACCAATTCAGTACCATAACTGTGCAAAATTTAATTGTACAATTATCACAACACTGTGGTTGGCGTTCGCAGATTGGACCACGCTTTGCTGAAATTTGGTTGGGCTTCAGAGAAATCATGGAGGAGTAATTCCGAGAAATTATTAATCCAGCAAAAAGCCTATGCCCTACTTTACACTTACAACGGCTGGCCAATGATGAAAGATTATATTCAAAAACTGGGTCTTAAAACAGATTGGGAAGGGTATAACCCAAGTGAAGAGTGTGACTTCAATTTTTGGTTAGCAAAGACAAATGCATCATACCAAGCATTGGACGAGTTGATAGGTGGTGAATTCACATAAATATTATAGGACACACAGCCGGGAGTGCTCATGCAAGCCCTGGATGGTGATAAATATGATTTATTTAGAGATTTGTAAGGTGCCAATAAACCAATGATCGTCACATTTGTGGACAGGAGATTGGCGAGACCGATAGATTTTTATGGCATCAAAGGCCTAAACAATGATGAGATAAATAGTTTAAATAAGTAACAAACTCACGAGATGAGCGCGAAAGTCGAGTTCGCTGAACTCACTTCAGTAATAGGAAAGATCACCAAGGTTCAGGATTTCGCTGACCCTGGTATCAGTACAATAACGGATGTAGTGACAATAATGAACGCAAAGCAAGTCAGAATGCTGGTTCCTGCTTACATTATCCCTGACATTTCTATGATCCAACCTTTGGAATTGGAAGGTATGTTTGTGCTATGTGCTAAACACGGGTTGCTAATGCACGTGCAAACAAGCCTTTACAAACCTCTTAAGGCTAGCATGGGTAAATCGGCTGCGGCAAGAATCAAGAAAATTACTTCCCACAATGGAAAATTGGGCTTTAATTTCAAGGCTGCTGATGGGAAGTATGAAGTCACTCCAGACACACAAACTCAATTTAACACCTCAAAGTATCCTGGGTTTTTGGGTGAAGCAGTTGCTTTTCACAACAAAATCAAGAATAACTCATATGCCGCTTACTTGGATGAGGTCTCAAAGAGATTTACAAAGAATCCCACTACTGCAATGGATGGTGGTGGAGGCCAATTGCAAGTTGGCGATAGAGGTAGGAGGCTAGTGAGAGGTTTGACCAACCAACCAACTTTATAGCAAGATTCCTACATGCGTGGCATCGAACAAGAGCTGGCAGAATTGAGAGATGAGTTAGAACGATCTGAAACAATCCGACAAGATTTGGCAGCAAACCAGGGTATTGACCCTCGCAGATTAGTGGATGGTATGTCAAAGCTGGAGAGGATGATTAATGAAAATGTTTACAAGATAATCGATGATGGAGAGTCACAGTATATTAGAGCATTGATTGATCCATTCAATGCCTAAGTCAAGGGTGTTCGGGTGCCAGTTATGCATCCAGTTGACACATACACCCACTATCAATTTGACACTTTTTCATTATCCACAACGGGTTAAGGGTAGAACGGCAAAATTATCATGGTGTTCAATCCAACAGCTCTAAGAACCAGCCCTTTGGTGATATTCAATGACAGTGCCGGTGTGTGGGATGCACTGGATGCCCCACCTAGGCTAACAAAATAGTACAAACAATGGAGACCAGACGGTAATGATGGAATACTGAGAACTGTGGGTTTATGGGGTGGCAAGGTTGCTAATCAAAAAATTTATGATATAGCCAAGACACCAATCAAACCTTTAACATCGATGCTTGACGCTAAGATGGCTGGCAAATTCAAACTAGTTGCAGCTGGTCTGCGCATATTCAAGACAAGCACATCTATCACAGAGGCCGGG